CCAGACTTCGGTGAAGTTCAGGTAGACCAAATTCTTGACGTTGCTAAACTTTACAAGCAGGGTATGCAGGTTAATCTTGCAACTGCTTTCGCTGAGGCTACCCTTGAGAATCTTCTCTTGGCACTAGCATTCAGTTCAGATGAACTAACTGGAAATGTCGCAACTCACACAGGTAAGTCATTAAACTTGTCTGCAGGAGATATCGGCGAATGTCCAGTAGAACGTGGAATCGTTGCTGTTGGACCAGGTACAGGTGACTGCGTAGACTCTCCATTCGTGGAGCGTGTTTACACTGCTTACCGTGCACTCTCAATCGAGAATGTAACTGTTTCAGCAAAGCGTGACGAAGCATCAATGTTCGAAGTTTCATTCCGTCTTCTTCCAGAAGATGTTTCAGGCTCATACGGTAAGATCGTAGATCGTACCTTCGGAGACCTTCTTTCTTAATTATTTTAAGAATCAGCACAGCCCATATCTTCGGATGTGGGCTTTGTTGTTTTATGGTAGAATAGAATTTCCATGGCAACTAATATATATAATACACAAATAGTAGAATTATTTGATGGTAAAGAATTAGAAATAATACCATTAAAGATTAAATATCTTCGTGAGTTTATGACGGCATTTGATGATATAAAATCATCTAAAGATGATGACGCTGCAATAGCGGTTCTAGTAGAATGCACAAGAATTTGCATGAAACAATATTGTCCAGAAATATCAAATACAGTAGATCAAATAGAAGACAGTCTAGATATGCCAACTATATATAAAATACTTGATACTGCTGCAGGAATTAAGATTAATAAAACATCTGAAGAACCAGTAAAAGAACAAGCCGAAAAGAGTGGTGAAACTTGGGAAACCCTAGATTTAGCAAAACTTGAATCAGAGGTTTTTTTACTGGGTATTTGGAAAGACTATCAAGAATTAGAGAAGTCAATGTCAATGCCAGAACTACTGGCTACTCTAGAAATAAGTAGAGAACTAGATTATTCAGAAAAGAAGTTTATGGCTGCTATTCAGGGGGTTGATCTAGAAGCCCAGTCACAGCCAGAGCGAGGTCAGCAAGAATGGGAAAATCTTAAGGCTAGAGTATTTAGTAAAGGACAAACCAGCGATGCTAACGATATATTATCTTTGCAAGGACCAAAAGCAAGGAGTTTAGGGTTCGGAATCGGGAATGGTCTTGATTACGAAGATTTAACAAAATAAGCGTTTTATGCTATAATTGAGTTAACTTATAGGAGGAACAAATGGCAACAACCACGCATGAGGCTGAAAAAGTCACTCTCATTGATGGAACTATTATCAACGTTCGTCCACTTAAGATCTCACTTCTTCGTCCATTTATGAAGAAGTTTGAAGGGGTGGCAAAAGTTGCGGAAGATAACGAGAAGTCTATGACTCTACTCGTAGAATGTGTTCAGATTGCTATGGAGCAATACAAGCCAGAATTGGCTGGGGACATTCAGAAGTTGGAAGAATTACTTGATCTTCCAACAGTGTACAAGATCGTAGAGGCAGCATCAGGTATTAACTTGACAGCAATTTCAGACGTTCTTAGCGCACAAGAATAACTATACATTAGAAGAGGTGTGATAGATGGCTGATGTTAATGCCAATATTGGCGTAAATATTGACACGTCTTTAGCATTAGCACAACTTAAGTCTCTTCAGAGACAGATATCACAATTTCATACCTCTATAGCAAGATCCAGCGAAACCGCTGCACTTGCTCAGAAGTCTCTGCAGAAGAACTTCCTAAATAGCGTAAATGCTATTGGGTCGTTCTCTGCGGAACTTCGAACAGTCAAAACAACTACAGAATCATTCACATCATCTCTTGAGGGCAATAAGTTCTCAATGCGAGAATACTTCCGATATGCGGGAGGGGCTACAAAAACCTTTGGTCGTTTATTTAAATCTGAATTTGACACAATCGGCAAGGTAGCAGAAGAACGTGTTAAAAGACTTCAAACCCAATATATTAAAATGGGTCGTGATGCCAATGGAGCAATGCAGGCTATATCCATTACGCCTACTGCTTTGGATATGGAAAACTATGGTACAAAAACAGCCATAGCCGCACAGAAGCAAGCACTGTTTAATCAGTTAATGAGACAAGGTTCAACAAACCTTTTGAACTTTGGTAAAAATACACAGTGGGCTGGTCGTCAACTTATGGTTGGTTTTACTATTCCACTTGCCATGGTTGGCAGCGCAGCCACAAAAACCTTTATGGATATGGAAGCCCAAGCACTTAAATTTAGAAAAGTTTATGGAGATTTGTTTACACCAAAAGAAGAAACTCAACAGGCATTAGATAATATTACAGAACTTGGAAAGCAATTTACAAGGTATGGAGTAGCAGTATCAACAACTGTTGGTTTGGCTGCAGAAGCAGCGGCTGCAGGCTTTTCTGGACTTGATCTACAAAGACAGACAACAGAAGCAACAAGACTATCTATCCTTGGACAACTTGACAGCCAAAAGGCTCTTGAAACAACAATATCCTTACAAAATTCTTTTGGTATGTCTTCAGAAAAACTTGCAGATTCTATTAACTTCCTTAACGCAGTTGAAAACCAAACCGTTGTATCTCTTGACGATATTACTACTGCGATTCCAAAGGTTGCTCCAGTAATTCAGCAACTTGGTGGAGATGTAAAAGATTTAACATTCTTCATGGCAGCAATGAAAGAAGGAGGCATCAATGCTTCTGAAGGTGCTAACGCACTTAAGTCTGGTCTTGCAGCCCTGATTAATCCAACTGGAAGAGCATCTGAGATGCTTAAGTCTTTTGGAATTAATGCTAAAGAAATTGTTACAAGTAATAAGGGAGATTTAAAGGCAACAGTTATTGAGTTTGCAACAGCACTTAACCAACTTGATCCACTTAATAGAGCACAGGCTATTGAGCAAATGTTTGGAAAGTTCCAGTTTGCTCGTTTGTCAACACTTTTTGCAAACGTTGCTAAAGATGGAAATCAGGCTGCTCGTGTTCTTGATTTAGCAAACTCATCTGTTGAAGAACTATCTACACTTTCTGAGCAAGAACTTGGAATGACAGCAGATTCGGCAATGAACAAGTTTAAGAAAACTGTTGAAGATCTTAAAATTGCTCTTGTTCCAGTAGGAAAGGCTTTCCTTGAAGCAGTAACTCCAATTGTTGAGTTTGCAGGAAATATTCTTGAAAAGTTTGGAAGCCTTTCTGAAGGAACTAAAAAAGCAATCACATTGATGGTAACTGTAATAGGTGGCCTTGGTCCAATCTTACTTATGACATTTGGTTTGCTTGCTAACGGTGTAGCAAATATAATTAAGTTATTTTTAACACTTCGTAATGGATACCTAAGATTAACTGGACAGTCTCAAATTCTTGGTGAATCAACTCAGTATTTAACCATGGAACAAATAGAGGCTGCGGCTGCGTCTCACTCTCTTAATCAAGCACATGCAACTCTTACTCAACAGTTTACCGCAGAAGCAAGTGCCGTAAATCAACTTATTTTAGCATATCAAAATGCTACTAAGGCTGCTGCTGCATTTGCAATAAGTAATCCTGGAGCAATGCGTCTACCAATGAAAAAGTTTGCTGATGGTGGAATTGTTCGTGGTTCTGGAGGACCAACGGGAGATAAGATTCCAATCATGGCTTCAGATGGTGAAGCAGTAATTCCTGCAAGAACTGTTAATGCTAATAAAAAAATAATTGGTGAATTGTTATCTACAGGTACCTTTAAACCAAAAGTAGATGTAACTGGATCTTCTGGCTCTGCCGCTAGAAGCAGTTTTAGTTATAGTGGCGTTAATCGTCTTCTTAGAGGAGAAGGAATGCCAGGGGCAACTGTTGGTGTTCCAGGAAATATGCCATCACAATCACAATCAAGAAGTTTATTTAAGTCAGTAGACGTTCCTGGTGCGATGGATGTATCTCACTTTGGTAACAAACAAACCAGAACTGGTCAAGAACTTGTTAAAATGGTTGAAGGACTAGAAACAACCCTTGCTAATAATATTAGAAAAATGGTTGCAAGTGTAGATAATGGAGCAACTGAAACTTTTAGAGTATTCGATAATCAGGTTGTAGCACAATTAACTGAGATCAACAGACTCATGGATAAAAAGGGTAAGGCTAATTTAAATAAAGTAAAAACAAATATAGTAGGAGATGCCTTTGCCCCAGTAAGAGATATTGAATTACAAACACAGTTAGAAGCAGCAAGCGTTCCCCTTCAAGATATTAAGGTCATTAATCAAAAACTAACTGATGAAATGAAGATTGGTTTTAATAAACTTGGAGATGCAACAGAAATTACATCAGACCAACTTGATAAATTAATTAGAGAAGCATACGAGGCAGTTGCAAAAACTGATGAGCGTGTAGCAAAAGCATATTCTAGAATGAAAGAAATTACAACTGTATTTGAGCCTGGAAAAAATATTGATGGACAGTCTATTCGTGGAAAACGAATTCCAATTACTACAGATTCTTATGTTGCAAAACAAAAAACAAAGATAAGGGGTAAAAATGTTTTCAGAGGTGCTCAAGAAAGAATGTCTGCTCCTGGAGAAGTTCCTTATCCAGAAATTGCTAGATTTGGTATAAATGAAAAAATGATTCAAGGTTTAGGCTTAAATGTTAAAGAAGCCCAAGCCAAGTTTAAGGAATTATCAGATACAACAAAGGTAGAGTTATCAAAATTACAAGGCAGTGCAAAAGAGTTTGCAATAGCATTTAAAGGTGCAATTGATGAAGTAGAAGCATCTGGAGTAGCGCTTGGACAAGCCGCTGTAAAGTCTATTGGCAAAGGTGCAAAAACATCATCACCATCTAAAGACACAATTAAAACTGGCGAAGATGTTGGCAAAGGCCTTGAACTTGGAATGCAAAGTCGTAAAGACGATGTTGCAAGAGTTGGTCAATCCCTTGGAGAAACTGCTACACAAAGTACACAAAGTGGATCAAGAAGAGTTGCAACAAGGCCACAAGGAGCACCAAGTGTACCTGTAAGTCAGGTTGCTGGATCAGCACCAATTAGTCCAGATCTTAAGCAAAAGGTTGTAGAACAAGCAAGAATAACACAAAATGCTTCAGATAAACTAAGAAGCCTTGATAGAAATATTATGGGTGCATCATTTGCTATATCAAGTTTATCTGGATTGGCATCTATGACTGGTGGCACACTTGGAGAAATGTCTGGAACTATATCAAAAGTAACTGGAGCAATGTTTGCATTGCAAGCAGTAACTGGTTTACTAACACAAACAAATATGATTTCTCTTCTTCAGAAAAGAGCAGAGACAGCAGGAATCCTTGTTGGTAATGTTGCTACAAAAAAGATGGGCTTAAATACAACTCTATTCTCTGGTGGAATAAAGAAACTACTTCCTAATCTACTTAACTTTGGCAAAGTTATTGCTAGATTCCTAGGGCCAATTGGATTAGCAATAACAGCCTTCGGCGCAACAGTATCTATTATTAAGATGGTCAATGCTGCTAGAGAACGTGAAAGACTTGCTATTGAAGGTTTGGGAGACGCAGCACTTTTATCTACAGACAAACTTAAGACTCTTGGAGATTTCTTTGGTATAGTTCCTACAAAATCACCATTAGAACAGGCAAAGCCAGTTACAGTTGTTTCAGCACAAGAAAGAACCAAGGTTGATGAACTTCGTGGAAGCGAAGCATTCCAAAGAGATTTTGGTAAAGATATTCAAGCACTTAAGGGTGCTACAAATAAGCAAGCAGAGTTAGTCCTAAAGGCAGTATCTGTTCAGTTAAAGGGTAAAGGCTTTCAGCAAGAACAAATTCAAACTATTATTACAGCCCTAAAGGATGAAGCAGGCAAGACAGAGGTAAAGTTAGACTTTAAAGCCCTAGATCTATCTACAGATGCTGGAGTTGCAGCAGTAACTAGTGATGTAAATACTCTTCTTAATTCTTATGGTAAGGCTTTTGAAAAAGGGTATTCATCCAAGGTAAATAATGCCATCAGTTATGCAACTGGCGAGACCGTTTCTTGGACAACAGAAACAATATCAAAGGGTCTGCAAAAAAATGTAAATACAGCATCAAAGTCAATCGGTGGCTTTATGATCGGTATATCTGGTCAATTTGCTAATGGAACTATTAATGCAGAAAAGTTTAATCAATCTTTTGATGGAATTTCAAATAAAATAAAAGATATGCCAAGGGCTGATGCTTTATTCTTAATGCAAAATGTATTAAAGAATTTACCATCAGAACTAGCCCAATCAGCAGCGGGAATTAAAAATGTTTCAGACCAACTACTTATTGCTAAAGCAGCAGCATTAGGTGTAGCAACTATTACACCAGCAATGGTAAAGCAATTAAAGGCAGCAGCAGACTCTGGTGAAGGTGCAGCAAGTAGAGCAGCCTCTAGAGTTAGAGCAAAGATTAATGCTGATATGAAGGCAATACAAACATTGATAGGAAGCGTTGTAGAATCTACAAAAGACTTCCAAGACCTAGGTGATACTGGTGGTCCAAAAGATGATCCATTTGCATTTTTACAGCCACTAGTAGACAACCTTCGTAATACAAGAAATGCAGCAATTGGAGCCTTTGGCCCACTAGAAGCCATAAAGCAGTTGGCTGCTGGAAAGATTAAGTTGGGTGGGTTTGATAAAGGTTTAACTGCACAAATAACAAGTGCTTTAGGTAAGTCAAAGATTAAGCCAAATGATGATTTTATAAACGCTGTCTTAGGTCTAGATCAAAAGACGTTTGATAAAGTCAAGAAAACTTTATTTACATTTAAAAATGGTGTAATCACGGGAATGACTCCAGTTGGAGAGTCTCTTGCAAAAGCCTATGGAACAGCAGCAGTAAAACCACTAGATGATTATATTAGAAAGCAGATGGAGGCAACTACTGGAAGTGTTGCTCAACAAACCGCTTTCCTTAAACTTGCTAATCTTGGTGTTGATCTTGCTACTGCATATGACATGGTTACTAATACTGAAGATGCAGCATCTATAAATACAGAAAAAAATAATGACAAACTAAAGGCTGCAACAACAAACTTTACTGCTGCAAAGGCTGCAGCAAAAGCATATGAAGAACAACTTCAGCAGGTTGCAGAGCGTTCACGTTTACTAGCAGATACAAGTCCTGAAGGACAGGCTGCTGCTTTTGCTAAAGGTTTTGACGATGCAATGCAATATTTTGATGCAACATCTGCATTAATTGAATCACAGCGTAATGGCGCTGCTGTTTATAAGGCATATAACAAAACCATTGAAGAGCAAACAGATAAACTTGCACAGGCTCAGATTGTTGTAGATGGATATCAAAAAACAATTGATGATGCACAGTTTGACCTTGCTTACAATACTACATACGGACAAAAGGTTATTGATAGCCTAAATGCACAAATTGAAACAATACAACGTGCTATTGACATTAATTTTGAACGACCATTACAAGCACTTTCTGAAGAAGGTGATAGACTTTCTAATACTCTATCACTTATTGATAGACAAGAATCTAAGATCAATGAAAAGTACGATGCCCAAGCAGCAGCCCTTACAAAAATATCAGAGATTAATTCTGAAATTGCTAACCAGCAAAAGCAACAATTAGGATTGGCCGATGCTTTATCTCGTGGTGATATAGCCGCAGCCGCTGCTGCAGCCCAAGAGATGAGAGCACAGGCAGCAGCAAACGCACAGGGTAGACAGTCGGGAGTTCTTGAGTCTGCACGTACAGCAGAACTTGCTGGAGTTACAGTTAATGGAATGACAAGGGCACAGATTGAAGAGCGTCAATTCCAAATATCACAACAAAGTTTTGCATTACAACAAGCACGTCAACTAAAAGAAGCAGAGATTGCTGCAATTACGGAACAGATTTATCAGAAAGAACTTCTACGTAAGCCAATCATGGAAAACATTGCTAGGGCAGAAGAAAATATTGCAATATATAAGAGAAGTACTTTGGAGCCAGCACAAAGATTGCTTGACACTGCAACAAAAGAAAAAGAGCAGTATGATAAAATTACACAAAACCTTATTGATGGAATAAACTATCTTGGACAAACAAAAGAAGGATGGATTGCAGCAAATGTAGAGATTGAGGCTGCAAAGGCATCTGGAGAAGGTTTAGAGGCTTCAATGCTAAAGGCAAAGGGATATACAGATGCAATTGCTGCAAAGTGGAAAGAACTTGATGGTAAGGTAATTACAACAACTCATAATGTTATAGAAAACAGAACTGTATATGTAACAACAATAAATGTTCCTGGTGCTAAACCTACAGGTAAAATGTACGGTGGAAAAATAATGGCTATGAGTGCTGGAGGAATGGTTCCTAAGTATATGGCTAGAGGTGGTGCAGTTGGATCTGATACTGTTCCAGCCATGCTCACGCCTGGAGAATTTGTAATGAATAAAGGTGCAGTAAAGCGCTTTGGTCCAATGCTAGAAAATATGAATAACTCTAAGTATCCATCTATGATTAAAGACTTGACACCAACTACCTATACAAATGTTAATTCATCTATGGTAACACCAATTATTAATAATGTGTCTACAAGTGTTAGTGACAACTCCAGCACCATGTATAATTATAATGTAGGGATTAATGTTAATGAATCTAATGCAAGTTCTGGCGATATTGCAAGAGCAGTTATAGGTCAAATTAAGTATATTGATTCCCAGAGAATTAGAGGGCAGAGATAATGGCAACAGCCGCATATTTAACTGGAAGACGTAGATATCAAAGACCACAGGCTATCTTATGGTCTGAGAACGCTGGAACTCTTCAGGATGGAGTTTATGTACCTACAGGGTATGAAATAGGCGCAGATGCCCCAGAGGGGGCTGATGAGGCCCTTCTAGACCAGTTCATGATCTTGTCTGACGATAATCGTGGGGAACTTCAATTTAATCCAACTAGAATAGAACAACGTCAAAGAACAGTCAATGGTAGGATGAGATCTTATCATATTGCTGATAAGTTAACTATGTCCTTATCTTGGAATATGCTTCCATCCAGAGGTTTTTATTTGCCACCAGATTTTAATGTTACTACTGGAGCATCTCCATATAAAAGAGTTGCTAACGAAGAGCATACGTCAGATGGTGGAGCAGGCGGAGTAGAGATCCTTGACTGGTATGAAAATCACCCTGGACCATTTTGGATGTTTTTATCTTATGACAAGTATAGTAATTTTGGTAAAGACTCTGCTGCATACGGACATTTACCACAGTACAACCAAATCATGCAGGTATATTTTGCTGATTTTAACTATACGGTTGTAAAGCGTGGTGGAAGTAACTTTGATTTTTGGAACATATCGGTAACACTGGAAGAGGTCTAAGTTGTTTGTTAATGAAGCACTAAAGACCCATCTAGAAACATCTTCAACTGTTCAGTTACAGTCTTTAGTCTTGGCTGAGTGGAATATGAATATGCCAGATAACATATTTAAACTTGGTAACTATAGATATAGACCAACCACTCTAGGTTCAATCTATAATACTCTTCCAAATAGTTTTGATAATGCTGATACTGGAAACTTCTATACTGGGGCAACAGATGCCGATATAACAGTTGATGGAGGGTTTACAGACCTTGACGTTCCTCAATTGTTTACTTCATCAAATCAAAAGATGAAGATGATTTATTCACTAGAGGATTGTATTAAACCATTTAGACCACGTTCTGGTATTAATAAACCATTATATTTTAACAATAAGTTCTTGCCTAATTCTGGCGCAAGCATGGCTCAACGTCCAAGATACTATATGCCATCAAGATATGACCAATTTAAATATTGGACTTCTTATAGAACAGAAGAAAGCATAGAGCGTGGAATTGCAAAAAATATATCTAACTCTTTATTTTATATTGATGATGCAGTTCCTTTTGTAGTTTATAAAAATAATGTGCCAACCAATAGACTTGTTGTTAAGATGCAAACAAATATTGGAGATGTTAATCTCGGACCATTCAAGAATGGCTCAACCGAATTTGCTGATCCATTTTTTGGTGCTGCAAATAAGACAACTCCAACAAGATGGAAAATCCAATACCTTAAAGAAAATAACTGGATAGATGCTTACACGATTAAAGAGGGTGATACTCGTGAAGATGGCTCTGCAATTATTGGATCTAATGGATATGTTGAACTTGAGTACGGACTTATAATCCCTGAAGAATATAGATCTTCTTTTATTTTTGCTGAGCGGTATTCATCAGAAACCCTATTGCCAACAAGATCTATACAAGGATATGCATATCTTGTAGTAGAAAGCAGTGGAGATAGAGGAACATTCCATATATGGATAGATGGGGAATATGAAACATTTACCCCAGAGTACGGCTGGACACTTGGTTCAGAATCAATAACCAATAATTCAGGATTTGTAACAGACCTAACATCTCCAGACTACTTTACAGACACAGTTGCTGGAGGTACCACTTATAGAGAGTTCCAATATATTCGTGGTATAAGAATAGTTGTAGAAACCATGAATAAGTTTGATTCGACATTTGATCTTATTGAAATGTCACCAAGACTAGTGGTCAACATATCTGATAAAGTGCTTGACTTTAAGATTACTAAGACCCTTTCCGACATTGGAGTTACATCACTTCCAGTAGGTCAATTGCTTGCTTCAAACGGAGGGCTTACATTATTTGATGACGACCAAGCCTTTAACGAAGAAAATGCTACAAGCATTATTTCTAGTTATATAAGAAAAAATATTAAATTTAATTTTTATGAGACAGTTCTTGATGTTGACGGATATGATTATTTTATTCCTATCAAAACTCTTTACTCCGAAGGCTTTCCACAAGCAGACGTAACTGCTGGAACAATATCTATTAACTTAAGAGACTTTTTCTTTTTCCTAGAATCAATGCCTGCACCAAGACTTCTTACAACACAAACATCTTTAAGTTATGCAATTACCTTGCTTCTTGATTATATTGGTGTTAGCAACTACACATTTAAGAGGGTTGCAAATGAATCAGAACCAGTAATCCCATTCTTCTTTGTTGCTCCAGATCAAAATGTTGCACAGGTTTTAAATCAAATAGCACTTGCAACACAAACAGCAATGTTTTTTGATGAATATAATAATTTTGTTGTAATGAGTAAAGACTATATGATGCCATCTGAAACACAAAGATCTACAGACTTTGTTATTTCTGGATCTAATAATCAGACCGATTCTGGAGTTATTGAAAATGCAACATCTGGAAATCTTCCTAACATTATTTCTATAGCATCACAAGATAATAAAATTTATAATGATGGAAAGATTAACTATACAGCCAGATATATTCAAAGATCTTATGGTGTAATTCGTGATGCTCACAAACTTGATCGTGATAAAACTTGGGTATACAAGCCATCTTTACTATGGGAATCAGCAGGAACTGAAAATCTTAAAACAATTAATGAGGTAGCATCTAAGCAATCTGCATACAGTCTTTCAGCAATTCCAATTAATTCTAATCTATCAAACAGTGCTCCAACAGTGGTAAATAATGCTATAACAAATAATATAATTGATCTAGGAGAAAATGTATATTGGCTTACTAGATATCAGGGCTACGTATATTCAAACGGAGAAATTATTAAGTTTGATGCAGCAGAGTTTAATATTACAGGTACAGGAAATGTTTGGATATCAAGTAATCAGGAATACCAAAAGTATTTTTCATCGCTTCCATTTAATGGAAAGATATATCCTACAGGATTAATAAGAATATACGCTGTTCCATATTACGAAACAGTTGACGGCATAGTTAGAATGCAAAGTGGAGCAGTCCTTGAACATGGTCGTGGACAATTTGGAACTGCTATAACTTCACATACTGCTGGTATAGATTCATATTGGTCCAACAATGATTATGTTCGTGGATGTGATATGCAATCACAATATTTATTTACAACACAATTAGATTCAGACGTTACATTACCAGCAACCTCTGTAGGAGCAGCGGGTATTAATAATGCTACTGCAAGACAAACAACAAGAAATGGCATTATTAAAAACTTTATGGCAACAAACTACCTAACAGAAACTGCTGTTAATAATCTTAAATCAACGGATACTGGAACGGTACAGTCATCAGCCCTTGTTATGAATGGTCCATCATTTAAAACAACTGAAACACCATTAAACTTTGTTTCTTATGTATACAAAAATCTTAATAATGCATATAAACATTTTGGAACTAGAATTCGTATTATTGGAAAAATTGAAAATAGTACTACAAGAACTCAAACTCCAATTGGAAGTACCACATATTTTCAGGCACCAGGTACTCAGCCAAATCAAAATGTAAACATTGGCGGTGGATCAGGAGGACTTGCAGTACTTCTTAATCCTGAAACCAATAACGGATATTATTTTGAGATTGTTGCCTTAACAGAGGATAACATTAACTCATACTTAAAATTAAATACTAAAAATGAAGCAGAACTTTCAATCAATAACATTATGTTTTATAAAGTTAAAAAGGAAACTTCTTCTGATAAGGCTATACCAGTAAAACTATGGGGAGGCCTTTCTAAGATCCTTGTTGATGACGGTAGATTTACTGGTCAATATAGAGTAAGTGGAGAAGAAAATCCTACAGTATATGATCTTTCGGTAGAATATCAAGACATTGGAAAGATTAGAAGATTTTATTTATACATTAATAATAAACTTATTAAGATTGTTGATGATACAGATCCACTTCCAATTTACAATAATATGGCTTTATTTACTCGTGGATCATCAAGAGTAATGTTTGAAAACATTTATGCGTTGTCAGAAAACTATTCGCAAAATAGTGTATTTACTGTTGGAGAAACTTTGTCTAGCGCTTTTGGTGATAAACAGATTGATGCAAACGAATCATTTAGAAAGTATGCCATGAGTGGAATGGTTCAGTCAACCTATCTTTCTGGTATTAGTGCTCAGCAACCTCCAAAATATAACATGTACTTTGATGAATTTGGAACAATTATGCGTGAAGCAGCATACTTTGATATTAAATATGATCGTGCATACCCAGCACTATATGCACAACTATCTCCAACATTTAACAGAATCAAAGGCTACACTACCTCTGGATTTCAGGCTGACTCTTATGGAGCAGAATTCTTAATATTTAACTCAACTGATACGTGGTTAAACTTAGATGAAACAAGTGGAAACTTTTTAAGAATTCAAGGTGTTACATTCACACAAGATACAACCCATGAACTAACTGTTGATGAGTACTTCCAGAAGCGTGGAAATTTATCTGACCCAGAATTCAAGGGAAGTGCAATAGCATATTCTCCACTAGTAGAAAAATCAAAATACGATGAAATTAGGCAAAGTAGAATGATCTACGGCAAGAACGAGTTTGCTATTGATAGTATTTACATACAAACACAAGATGATGCAGAAGCCTTAATGGGTTGGATTATAAACAAGGTTATGAAGTCAAAGAAGTCTGTTGGAGTTAACTTATTTTCAATACCTACATTGCAATTAGGTGACATAGTTACTATCGACTACAAAGATTCTTCTGGATTAGATCTAGTAACATCTTCTGCAACAAGGTTTGTAGTATATAATATAGATTATACAAGAAGTCCTAATGGTCCAAGTATGACAGTTTATTTAAGTGAGGTGTAATAGATGCCTATAGCAGATATGGATCCATCAGATCGTAAACTTGTAGAGCAAGCAAGATCTGCTGCTGCTAAACAATCTGCAAAAGCAGCAGAAAATCAAAGAATAGCATCAGTAGTTGCACAGGCTAATGAATTAAAAGCAAAACTAGAATCTCAAGTTGTTAAACTTGAAAAACAACAGTCAGATGCTCTTATAGAGAGAGCAGCAGCGCAAGGCGCTACTGGAAATTATTCAGGTTTAAATGAAATTATTAAAAATCCTGTAGCATATCAAGCATTTAAAGATGCTCGTTTGGAACGAGTTACAGAAACGAGAGTTGCAAATACTCCATTAAATCCTGCAACAATTGTACCAACACCTGTAAATCCTGGAATACCTTATTACAATCCAGGATCAACTTCATATACGACTCCAGCACCAGCAGCAACTCCTGCAACACCAGCAACAATATCTACTCCAGTAGTACAGCCAGTTGTTGCACCACCAGTTAAGACTGCTCCAATAGATACTGTTTTATTTAATGATGATGAAGTACCAATTGAGGTTATGCAGGACCTTATATTTGAAAATATTGGTGGACAAGAATTAATCAATATTGCACGTAATGATATTATTAATGGACAGGATATTTCTTATCAACCAATTAAAAATTTAACTTCTGTGCAACAGCAATATAATCCAAATAATATTCTTAGTGTTCAGTCAACATCTGATAAATATTTTTCTAACTTTGCTATTAAATTAGAGAATAAAACACCAAACATTGGAAATGGGCCATTTGGATCAAACGTATACCTAGACACAGCAACTGGAGAATTAACAGTTGATAGCATAAATCTTGAGTCTGATGAGCAGGTAGAGATAGAAATTACCCTAAGTGGTACAATATATGAAGTGGATTTAACTGGGAGTGAATCATGATTACTAATACTGGCAAGTCTATTATTGGAAAGTACCTACTTGGGCAGGCTCCAGCATATGCCTCATACCTTGCAGTAGGCTGTGGGCCAACACCTTTGGCTACTGAAGATACCCCCGCAGACTTTGCAACCAAGCAAAACCTAGACTTTGAAATGTTTCGTATTCCCATTTCTTCCAGGGGATTTGTAAATGAATCTGGAGTATCAAAGATTGTATTAACAGCAGAACTACCAACTGAAGAAAGATATGAAATCACAGAGGTAGGTATATACTCAGCAGGATCTAATCCATCTGCTGGAGCATATGATAGCAAGACTGTCTTTGCATTTACAACTGGAGAAAACTGGCAGCATCATACTGCTGTCGCAGCAACCGCAATTGATACAATTTCAGCACCTCTTGACGATCCAGAAGATAATAATGTTATTGCTATAGCAGATCCAGTATTTCAAACTAATGCTGATAATGCTATTTTTTATAAACCATCTCGTGCAAACAGATATGAAAGATGCAGATTCTTAAATAATACAATCCTAATACAAGGTGATGATGCAGATATAACTATTAGCGAAGATAGCGGACCAACCCTTGATCGTTTTGTTGTAGAGAGTGGATCTAATCATATACATTTAACTGGTGCTAATGTTGATTTTACAAGAAACTCACCAATTGACGAACTTCGTTTAGCATTTTCTTTAATAAGTAAAGATGGAGACTCCCTTTCTGTTCCAGATACAGTTAGAATTCTTGTTGATTTTTCTTCAACAGATGAAGGAAATGGACAGTTTGCAAGGTTTGAAGCAGAACTTACAAATGGAACAGATCCTGGAGAGTACGATTTTACAACAAATAGATATTTTGTTGTATCAAAACAACTTCAGGAATTATACACAACTGCAAACTTTACTTGGAATGCTGTAACAGTGGTTAAAATTTATGCCTGTGTTATTGATGCAGGAGTTCCATCTGAAGATTATTATATTGGTCTTGATGCAATTAGACTTGAAAATATTGCAACTATAAATCCAATTTATGGATTAACAGGATATTCAATCATTCAAAATACAGATGCAGAGACTGTAGTTAAATCTCCTAATACAAGTAATTATGTAGAATTTAGATTTTCAATTGGTGTAACATAATGTCTGCTGATTCGGGGATTAAAAAAGCAAAGGTTGCTGTTGGAGATCTTCCTCCAATAAGTAGTGAGACTGAAGGATATAGCATAAGATATAGGATTGTATCTGAAGATAAGAACCGTGTATCTCATTGGTCACCAGTATATTTAATTAAACCAGAATATACATTTGTGCCAGGGTCTATAAGGTTTTCTTCAGGAAATCAAATAGCAAACTTTACTTGGGATGCAGTAACAGTTTTAAAAGATATAGCAACTATTCAAACTATTAATAATAAAGTATTACATTCAAAAATTGCTACCCTAACAACTGCTGGCGCACACTACATGAAGATAGGGGATTGGGTAACTATATCTGGAGTAGACGCTACTTTTAATGGTACCTATCAATTAACTGCTGTTACTGCTAACACATTTAGTTATTATAAAGATCATGGAAATATTGCCTCTGCTGCTGTAAGTCCATTAGGTACTTATAAAAGAAACTCTGAAATTAGTAAAACTAATGAATATGATATCTGGGTTCGCTGGGATAGAAATGATGGTGGAGATTGGGTATATAAAGAAAGAGTTGCTGGAACGACTGTATCTTTTCCACATCAGTCAACATATACTATTAATAATGTTGTTCAATCATCTGCTCCAAATAGAATTAGCGTTGAAATATATTTAAAAGGATATCCATTAAAAAGGGGAGATGGAGTTCCACTAGCATCGGGTACCCCATTCTTAAAGGTTTACAGGTTGCTAAATGCGACCATCTAGTGATATAATGGATATATATGGCTAAAGTACCGCTTCCAGAACGAGGTCAACCCCTAGACGTTACATACGTTTATCAGTTGGCTAACGCTATCAATGACCTGTCAACACAGGTTTCTTCTGCAACCTATAACTATACGACTGTAGAAACTATTAGTGCAGGAAAGCAAAGCATTAAAACATCAGAGGCAAGAATGATCGGTGGCTACGTAGAAGTAGCAAATAACAGTACAGTAACAGCGTCATCTGAAAAAACATTTTCTTATGACTTTGCAAGCGATTTTAAGTATCAACCAATAGTAACTGCTACTGCAGTCAATATCGGAAATACTCCTGCTGGACAAAATGTAACTGTTATCTTAAAGACTGTTACTACATCAAGGGTAGAAGGTATTGTTAGATTCGGTGCATCTGGAGATCTTTCTCTTGCAGTTAATTTAATTATTATTGGTATTCCAAACTAAACAAGGTGGGTTATGATTATTTGCAATAAATGCAAAGGTCGTATGTTTGTTGATAGACAATACAGTACGAACGAGCATATAGAAACTTTTTGCATCCTGTGCGGTGCACGTACTTTTTTTCACCCACCTTCAGAAAGTGAGCAAGGTAGATGGATACTGCAAAAGGAAAAATCCAGAGCCAGCAATACAATAACGAGCCTGTAATAAAAGGAAACCAGAATGTCTGGTTTTTAAATGGGGATCTCGTAAGGTTGTATCATAGTTCACGCTCTACTGGAATGGTAACTGTTTATAATATTAACAAAGATAGGATTGAGACATGTCTTCGTTCTGACTTTAGAAAAAATAGACAAAGGGCATACACTATAGCAGAAACTGCAATACTTGTCAATAGACACAGAAAGTATATGCCAAGTTTAATTAAACGAGGAGTGATTCCTCCTCCAGTTGGTTCAAGCATTGGCGGAATAACTGGTTTTCAAATTAGGGCTTATTACTCAGAAGATCACGTTAGAGATATCCGTGCTATACTTGCAAGTATACATATTGGACAACCAAGAAAAGATGGTTTAATAACAAACAATATGACTCCTACTAACCAAGAATTGACAAGGCGTATGGGAGACGGTATACTTACATATACGAAGACTGAAGATGGAAGATTTATTCCAGTTTGGTCTGAAAGTATTTAAAACTATGAAATGGGTGGGTAATGGAAAACGATTCAACTAAAGTAAATGTAACGCTAGGCTACACTCTTAATCTGGGTAACTTCCAGTCATTGAGACTTGATCTTGGCGTTGTTGATTCAAAGCGTGATGGTGAGACTACTGAACAGGCATTTGAACGTGTCTATAAGTTCGTAGAAGATAAACTCACTGATAAGATTAAAGAAGCACAAGAAGAGGCTGCCGAAGCATAATGGCTGAACGCAAAGACCGCATGGCTTTGCTCAGTAGGTACAGTAAGTTACATACAGCAAGGTATGAGGAAAAGCCATCTCTTAACTTAAATGTTGAGCAGTGGGCTTCTGATGCTCTTGTAGAATCTTATGGCATCTCTCAATGCTATGACCTTCTTGAGTACTACTTTAGCGTTGCACAGGAACCATCTTGGAACTACTTTGCATATAATGCAGAAAAGATTCTTAATGGTAAAAAAGATTATTTGTCAGATTTAAAAGAGCGTGAAGAACGTAGAGTGTTAGCGAGGAAGTGGCTTAGTGAATAATACAGAGGCAAGAGTAATATCAGCACTGCTACAAGACAAGCAAATGCATGTTTTGTTACAGGCAAATGTTGAGAACCTTCTAAGAACTCATAATGACGTATGGAACTTCATTAGGCTGTATTTTGACAATAATGGCACAGTACCTCCAGCATCTTTGGTTGTAGAAAAGTTTAGAGACTTTGAGCCAGTAGATGGCGTAGGTGCAACAAAACACCACTTAGAAGAGTTACAGACAGAATACCTAAACGATAGCCTAAAGGATATCCTAAGATCCGCTGCTGGAGAAGTCCAAGGTGGCGAGGGTACAAAGGCACTAGATGAACTAATCACTAAGACTTCAGAACTAAAGAAGAATACATCTGCTATACGTGACATTGATGCTACAGACTTAGATTCAGCAGTAGCGTATTATGAAAATGTTCAAAAGATGAAAGAGACTGGTCAGATTGGCATTAAGACTAACCTACCAGGGTTTGATAACTACCTACCTTCTGGAATTATGCCTGGACAACTTGGAGTGTTCCTTGCTTATCCTGGTATTGGTAAGTCATGGATGGCACTTTACTTTGCAGTACAAGCATGGAAGCAAGGTAAGTCTCCACTAATTATCTCGCTTGAAATGTCAGAAACAGAAGTTCGTAACCGTATCTTTGCAATTATGGGTGAAGGTCTTTGGTCACATCGTAAACTATCTAATGGTGAGATAGAGATTGATATGCTTAAGAAGTGGCACCAAAACAAAGTAGAAGGTCGTCCAGAGTTTCACATCATTTCTAATGACTCTGGTGGAGAAGTAACGCCATCTATTATTCGTGGAAAGATTGATCAGTACAAGCCTGACTTTGTTGTAGTTGACTATCTTCAGTTGATGAGTCCAAACCAAAAGGCTGATTCCGAAACTGTAAGAATGAAGAACCTTTCACGAGAACTTAAACTTATGGCTATTGGTGAAGAAGTACCTATCATTGCTATCTCATCTGCAACACCAGATGATGTTAAGGATCTTAGTAGTGCACCAACACTTGGACAAACTGCTTGGTCTAGACAGATTGCTTATGATGCTGACTGGGTTATGGCTTTAGGTCGTGCAACAAATAGTGATATTATTGAGTGCGTTTTTAGAAAGAATCGTAATGGTTTTATGGGTGACTTCTTAGTACAAGTAGACTTTGATAAGGGTTACTATCGATATAAAGATTATGAAGACAAGTAGTATAATAGGATGTGTATCATCATAAGCCAATTAAAAACTTTGGCATAAGTGGAAACATTTATGATGAAGCACACATGCCAAGGCTTAAAAATGAATATACTTGGCTTGTTGTCTCTCAAATGAGAACAAAAGGATATGTGCCAAGATTTGACATAGATCCTGATTTTACGGTACAATATAATGAGAACAAAGAAATATTTGAATTTGAACTAACAGTGTATGGAATATATGTAGGAAAAAGGAAGAGTGAATGGATAGCAGGAATAGACGAACACAAGGCGATATTTATACAGAAGAACAAATCAGAAGAGTACTTAACGGAATCGGCGTAGATGTAGAAGCAGAGTTCGGTAATGAATTAATCGTATACTGTCCATATCATAATAATACAAGAACACCAGCAGGAGAAATATCAAAAGAGTTTGGTAGATTTTTTTGCTTCGGATGCCAAGCAACAAAAGGTTTAGATGAGTTTGTAATGACTATATCTGGGCGTACATATTTTGAAGCAATTAGATACATTAAGAGCAAGGGTCAAGAGACTGACCTAACTTCTGTTATTAATAAAACACTTTATAGTCCACCTGACTTTGTTCCATATGACGAATTACTTATAAAGAGATTGCATAATCAGGCTATGGAGTCTCCAAGAGCAATAAGATATTTTGAAGGTCGTAAGATAACCAAGGAATCAATGATTAAGTTTTCTTTGGGCTATTCAGCAAATCAAGACTCAGTAATTGTTCCAATGCATAATCACGAAAGTATGTGTTTAGGCTTTGTTGCTAGAACTGTTGAAGGTAAAGAGTTTAAAAATACTCCAGGATTACCAAAGAGTAAAATATTATTTAACTTAAATAGAATCAAAGCGTCTAATACAGTTTATGTTGTAGAATCATCTTTTGATGCTATCCGTTTGGATCAAGTAGGTTTCCCAGCAGTTGCTACTCTGGGTGCTAATGTGTCTGTATCTCAGATCAGGCTATTAGAAAAGTACTTCAATAATGTTGTACTTATTGCAGACAATGATGAAGCAGGCGTAATCATGTCCGAAAAGTTAATTGAAAAACTTGGGTCAATGGTTACGATTGTGAATCTAGATAAAAAATACAAAGACATAGGTGATATGGATGATGAGTCAATTAAGAAACTTGAGTTCTCATTTGACAGTTCTATCACTGCTATGCTAAAATAAAAAGATAACTAACAAAGGAGAACACATGAGCGTAGTAAAGGGACTCAAAAACATTAATGCCCTGCTCGACAAGCCAAAGTATGACGAAAACTCACCAAAGGTGAAGTGGCTAAAACTTGCTGACGGACAGTCAGTAAAGATTCGTTTCATTGAAGAACTAGATGAAGACTCTGCAAACTATAATGCAGAACGTGGTCTTGCACTAGTTGTTAAAGAACACACAAATCCAAAGGACTATAAGCGCAAGGCTGTAGATACAATGGAATCAGAGGGCCGTGACTGGGCTGAAGAAATGCATCGCAAGGATCCAAAGGCTGGCTGGAGAGGCCGTCTTCGTTTCTATTGCAACGTACTTGTAGATGATGGTATTGAAGCACCTTATGTTGCTATTTGGTCAATGGGTGTTAGCAAGCAGTCTGCATTTAACACTATTCGTGAGTATGCTCTTGAAACAGGAAGCATCTCAAACGTAGTCTGGAAGGTAAAGCGTAATGGTCAGGGAACTGAAACATCTTACACAATTATTCCAGGCGCTCCAGATAAGGAACCTTTTGATTGGTCAGAAGTAAAGCCTTATCCACTTGAGTCAGCACTTAAGAAGATTCCTTATGCTGAACAAGAAGCATTCTATTTGGGCTTTGATGGTCCATCTACTTCTTCTGCTACCAATATTGACTGGTAGTAGATGAACTACGTAGGCTTACACGTACACACACACTATTCATTATTTGATGGTGTTGCTACTCCAGAAGAATATATTGACCGAGCAGTTGAACTTGGTATGCCAGCATTGGCTATCACAGATCACGGAACCTTATC